ATGGGTAGTACCGTTAGTGTAAATTCTAACAGGGTATGCCCCAAGACCTCGTAGATTTAAATTTTCGTTGGCTCGTAAATCTAGATTGAGTGTGGTTCGCAGATCAAGATCCATAGCCTGAGCGTCAACTAGTATCTCATTACCAGTGGCATCTATATTGATTCTGCTTTGCAGCTGGTAGTAAAAAACCAAACTGGTTATTGGTACGGTTGTTCCCTGTCCTCCAGGAGGAACAGCGTCCAGGCCGAGATAAACACCATACTGTTCGCCGTTGTTGTTTTCATAAAAAACATTGGGGGTCCTTGCCCCGCCATTGATAGATACTTCATAGGCTAAGCCAAGTGAGCCAGGGCCAGTGAGCCAAAAATCTTGAAGGCCTTGAGCATCAGTAAAGCGGGCGGCCCCTAAGCCTTCTTCGTTATTCCACGATGCAGTGGCCCAACTTTCTGCAGCGGAAGAAAAAGAAGTAGTTGACTCGCGCCACACACTCATATAAGTGCCATTGTTGGGGTCTAGGTTTATTTCATTTTTTAATAAAGAATTGGCATCTTTGGCCTGTAGTTGAAATTCTTGAGCATTGGGTGCTGTTATGATTCCATTTGCCGGTACTGTTAGTGTACCAGTAGAACCAAGACTAACTGTGTAAGCACCGTTGACTAAACTGCTGACGCTGCCACCGCCACCTAGTACACTTGTGCCTGTACTATCTTTAATGTCACCGCCTGCTGGCAATGTCAAATGGCCATCCTCACCAAACTGCCAACGGCGCAGAGTTGAGTCTGATAAGTTGATGTCAATGTTGATGTCGCCTTCACTGCGGATACTATTCGGATTATATGCTGTGGTCTGTGTTGAGAGGTCTGGGAATGTGATCTGACCACCTGATGACAGTATCAATCTATCAGCATTGATATACTGACTGTATAAAATTGAGGCTAATGATGTACCGCCAAATGTAGAGTTTGTTTTATCATAAACACTGTTTAGAATAGAATAAAACCCACCAAAACTATTTCTTGCTACGTTTGTTAAAGCAGGTATTAGAGTTTGGCAATTGTTTACTGTTATTACTGAACCAGCACTTTGCGTTATGGCATAGGAAGTATTGGTAGCAGAGTAAATCAGCGTGTCAGAAAGTTGTAGTGTTCCTGCTGTCAGCGTCACTGGACCCATTGTGATAACTGTTTTGACCAAAACTCCAGCCGCGGCATTGTTCACTGTAAGGGTACCATAATTACCACCAACCAACACTGTTGTGCCAGAGCCAGTAATGCTCATTGAGGATCCAGATAAATCACATGCTCTAAAAACTGTGTATGCTGAAGAAGTTTTTGTTGTTGCGACTGTCACAGTACAGCCAATTAAATCGACTGATCCAGTTGCTGAAGTTGCTGAAACAACAAGATTGGTAATCTTTAAACCCTCAATGGTACAACCTGTGGTAATGGTCAATGTACCACTCAGTGTGGTATTCTTACCCACTAACTCGTGTGTGGTTAAAACTGTGTATTGAGTACTAATAGTTACATTTTCTGCATAATCACCAGGGTGTAAAATAATTGATTTTCGTTGTCCCACGCCTGTTGTTTCAAATGCCAAAGCCGCCAATGCTTGTGCTCGAGCAATAGTTTTAACTGGATCACCAATGGTGCCTTTACCACTATCATCATACGCAACAGGGCTAACGTGGATTTCTGAACTGTATCCTGTAACATATATGCTTGTCGCATCTATATAGTTGCTATAAGTGACAGCGTTGGTTGACGGATTATACTGTAAAACTCTTTGGGTCGCATACGCAGATGTAGCACCACTCTGAGCATAAACACTGGTATAGGCCGTAGTCTGTGCAGTCCCATCTGGAAACGTCAGTTCACCATCTTCACCAAAACGCCAAATGCGTGTAGTAGAGTCTGTAAGGTTGACTTGTATGCTAACATCTGATTCACTTTGTATATTGCTGATGTTACCGACCGAAGTCAAAAAACCACTGTCGTTAGCCAGTTGACTAACAAGTGTTGGTATAGTTGGCTTGCCAGTCAGGTCAGCATAGGCACCTGTGGTGGCCACGGTGGCAAATGTGGGCTTGCCTGTGATATTGGCCCAGGCCGGTGTGCTGCCAACCACTGTGCCTCCTGTGGTCAACGCACCATTAGCATCTACTCCTACTGCTGTGCCACCAATAAAAATAGTATTGTTACTGACATACAAACTTTTGAATTGACGAGCAGGAGTACCAAGACTAGCACCTAGATTGGTTTTAGGAGTAATGTCTCCGTCTACGACTATTTCACCATTGACAGTTATGGGCTTATCGATAACAATGTTAGTACTGTCATCAGTACTCATAGTACTACCAGTAAATGTAAACGCACCTAGATTCAGTGTTGTGTCTGCCAGTCCCAGTGCTGTGTACAGTTCTGTGAAGTTTTGATTAACCTTATTAAACGCAGCTCTAAGGCTGTCTCCATTTTTGGCATTGGCCGCTGTGCCTATGTTGATTGTTTGTTTTGACATATCTTGCTCCGTTATAAGGTCCTTTTTATTCTAGGTCTAGGGTATACTGCTCCAGTGGCGGGTCTTATTTTATAGTTGATCTTAGGATAGGTATTACCTGTGTCCTGTCTTTCTTTATAATAGAACAGAAATAGATTAGGTGCTCCCTGCAGATTTTGTCCGTCTGTGGGAGTACTACCACTGGCAGTCAACTGATTTTGTTTAGCATAATTGATCACATAGGCCTTGGCATCGGTCTGTGTCATGTTAGGATAGATTTCTAAAGCGCAGGCAATAACTCCGCAGATCTGCGGGCTGGCCATGCTGGTACCGTTGTATTTTCCTATATAATGACTTCCGCTTCTGGGATCCGGAGTGCTGCTGGCATAACCTGGCAAGGCACTGATAATCGCAGTTCCTGGAGCCCATATGTCTACACCTGGACCGCAGTCACTGAAAAGAACTTTCTGATCTATCTGTATACTATCTACAGCGCCTACGCAGATATTTGGAATATCGTAGGTCCCACTAGAAGTATTATCATTAGCAGTAGGGCTGGTTCCTCGCATATAATAATAAGGACTAGACACACTTCCTGGATATCTTGTACCCATTTCGAAAGTATTGTTCCAGTCAGTGCCACCAGGGACATCGTGTTTCCATCGACCGTTACCGGCAGCACCTACGAATATAATTCCTTCATCGATGGCGTCTTCGATGTCTGCATCTAATGCGGCCACACGCACAGGTATTCTTTGTCCTGATATAAATCCCCAGGTGTTTAACTGTCCTGTGGTAAACGCCTGTCCAGTGACCGTTTTCCTATTGTTTTGCCCTATGACTAGGTCTATCTGCGTAGGAGTAGCTTCATAGAATGTGTATTGATACCGCATTCCGGGATTACCTAATGTACCAATGACAGATCCGTTGCCTTCTATGATCACTCGGTAAGTTCTATTAGGAGCCGATCCTTCAGTACCATAATAGATTCGCTGTACTGAGTTGTCGTCAGAACCAACCATTATCTTAGGAAAGTTAGGAGTATCAGCATCAATACCGTAATAGATCGTCGATCCACCGCCAAATGTCAGATAGGTATTAGTACCAAAATATAATGTGCTGTGATTCGTACCTAGATAAGTGACATTGAAAGGCAAGTTCAGTGTCCAATAACCGTCATCGTTGTTGCCTACAGTGGGTGTAGTGCTAGATGTAAGACCTGTGGTAGAACCTATGCTTTGTATTCCTAGATCTGTGACGGTGGCAGTGGGACTAGTTCCTCCTGAAGTCTCTATAGTGCAATACATGGCAAAGGTTGTTAGAGGTGCATCGCTTGCAGAAGTATTGAGATTAGTGATGTAATTTATAGTATAGACTTCATTGTTGGCCATCACGTAGGTCTGTTGTATGTCTGTTTCAACTTCCAACCCAGTTTCCGGACCATCTGAGTAGGTAACGTTGACTCCGCTAGGACTAGTGATAGTGATGCTCGATGACAATGTAACCGTACCAGTATTACCTCCTGATGCTGTGTTGTTTCTAAGACTCACTGTACCTGGTCCTTGGACCAGCACTGTGTATGAGGCCGCCGGAGGCACTATTCCAAAAATATAAGCCTGATATGAACCAGACTGAGTCCACGATGCTGGAACCGAAGTAAATGATGCTGTAGCACTAGGACCGGTTCCTCCGGTGGTAGAAATTCTCTGCGCTATATTTTCCGGATTACCGGTAAAGTTAGCCAGCAAGGCATTGGAACTGTAGACACCACTGGCTCCACTGTAGGTAGTGGGCGGATTGGCAAACGGAGTATTTCTCGTTCCTCTGTAGGTCACTGCAGTGATATCCGAAAAACTCCATTCGGCTGGAAAAATACTCATGCCCCAACTGTTGTTGCAGATAGTGGGATTACGTCTACCTGTGGCAGGATTTATAGATTTGTTTCTATGGAATTCTCTAACATAATCGATGACATAGGGAAAGTTACTGTCTCCTACGGCACCAGCATAGTAATAGATATTATAGATATTAGCGTCTCTGGCCCATCCTTGCGTATTACCTGCTACAGTGCCTGCTACGTGTGTGGCATGATCGCTGGTATTGCTGTAGGTGTATGTCCCCGAAGCTGATCCCTTGACCACTGGATCGTGCTGAAACCAATTGTATTGAACAGTTCTAGTTGAACCAGTACCGTCAGCGTTAGCACGAAATTCTGGATGATTCCATACTAGGCCATCGCCATCGACAATAACTACGTCTACATGTTTTCCTGTCTGAGCCAGACTAATTGTAGCAGTTTGCGAAGCTGTGCCGCTACCTGTTCCTTCAAATCCTGTACCACCCCACCCAGCTCTCTGTGAAGCTTCAGTGCATCTCAGCAGAGCCCAATTTTTCATGTTAGTGGAGTTTGAATTTGATTTGTCCCAGTTAGAACTAGTCTGAGTTACATTAGTTCCGGCTTCGATACCTAGCTCTTTCGGTACTAACTCTATGGTTTTAATTCTTGGGTCAGAAGACAGTTGTCCAGCTTCCCAGGCAGTTAGCCTATAGATAGTTCCACGACTACCGGGTCTTCGACTCACACACTCTACAGCTCTGATCAATTCTAATCCAGGAGGGCTTTTTCCTGCTGATTCTAATTCATCATAGATATCGTCGAGGTCATCATAGCTGTGTGCCACGACAATATATTGTTTGGTTCTGATGTAGTCTAATAATGACATGTTAGCCTTCTAGTTTAACAGCGGTCAATGTCACAGTGATCGTAGTAGTTCCACCGGACTTGTTAGTGACCGCTAGCTCTATGGCCGTGGTCGGTGATGACTCGTTGTTGAAACCTATCGCTCCTGGACTAATTAAAATTGTCTGCGCACCAGTGGTTATAACTTCAGCTATCACTCCAGATCCTGGTGTAGGATCTGTGCCTTCTGCTCTTGCTGAATCAGCTGAACGGCTAGCAGCGTCTGTGTAAATCCTAACCCAAGCTGCTGCACTGGTCTGTATCTTATAAAGCATGTAACCCTTATAGCCTGTGATCTGTAGGTTACCTGTGGCGGCATTGGCTAGACTAGCAGTAGTTCCTGCGAGTGCTGCTCTGCTGGCTAATAGACTTGTAGGTTTGTTATCTAAATCACCATAGTCTATGCCCTGTGTTCCACTGCTGAAAATAATATCTCCACTGGTGCCACCACCTAGTGTTACCGGAGAGTTAGAAGCTCCTTGTATAAGAATAGTGCCAGATGTTGATATAACAATATTACCAGTGCTGTCATTGATGCTTAAACTTCCGTAGATATTTGAAGTGCTGCCTTTGATGGTAATACGACCTTCGTTGTCGCTGGTCGTAGTTATTCCATCTGTGCCTAGAAATTCTATGACCTCTCCAGTGAATATGGGTCTCAGCGTCGAATCATCTGCAGCTACATAAAGCTCAAAGTCTCCCCCTCCACCTACACCTCCACCACCGCTACCGATAGAATTGATAGTAATAGATCCTGCAACAGGATTAGCATCTAGTGTAACATTAGTTCCTGCTATAAATGTTAGAGTTTGACCTGCCGGAATATCTACGATGGTGCTACCGGTATCTACAACAGCAAATGATAATCCTAGATTTTCTTCTGGAACTATGGCATTGATTGTGATACTGTCATTTGTAGGATTTGTAGTAAGAGTAACATTATTGCCTGCTACTAATACTAAAGTATCTGTGACATTATCTGCCTGTACAGCACCCTGACCAGCTACAGAAATATTTTGAAATCCATATCTAGTGTTTGTGATAGTTACGCCGCCAGTAGCTGCACTAACTGACATTCCGTCCCCAGCAGTCAATGATGTGACACCGGTATTGGTAAGATTTACAGATCCAGTGGAATTACTCACGCTGATTCCTGTATTACCTGCCAGAGATGTAACTCCGGTATTGTTTATAGTCACAGACTTGGCAGTTGAGTTAGGTGTTAAACTTATTCCGCTTCCTGTGCCAAAAACCAAAGTTGCTGAGCCAGTACCAGAATCAATGATTGTAGGATCTCCGCTGACTGTTACATATCGGAAAGTATTCTGAACGATATTTGGGGCAGAATTAGTTACGCGAACAGTATTAGCAACACTGGTATCTAAAGTAATTCCAGATCCAGGATCAGTAACAACACTGATGACGCCACTGACAGCGATAGAATAGTTTGTTTTAGTTCCGGTAATTGTTATACCAGCCCCGGCACTGACATCGATAACTCCGGCGTTAGTAATTGATTTAGTGGTAGTTCCTAGTATACTAATACCAGCATTTCCTGCAGTAATATCAACAACACCGCTGTTAGTGATAGTCAATGTATCAGTAGCAGCATTTGTGGTCAATGTAATACCTGCATTGCCTGAGGCAATAGTCAACACGTCGTTGCCGCCGGCATCAGCTACGATATTACTCTGCCCAGAAACCGCGATCTCTCTAAAATATTCGTTGTCTAGTACACTGCCACCTATTGTTGATCCTGCTGGAAGATTTAGAGCAGTTCCAGAAGCAGTGATCACAGCGTTACCTAGATAGAGACTTGAACCGCTGAGATAGAGATCTTTCCATCGCTTGGCTGCAGATCCTAGATCGTATTGCTCTGTGTATCTAGGAATTAGGTCAGTACCTAGATCAGTGAATTCAACTCCGGTGCCTCCTATGGCAGCATATATTTCATTGAAGTTGTCGTTGATATCGTTGAATGCTTGATCAACGGTGCTCCATATGATTGGAGGCGAGTTTGAACTGATAGTTTTCTTTGCCATTATGCTCTTCCCACGGCAACTTCAATAGTGCCAATATGATCTGAATCGTAATTTTCTAATGCTTTACCTATAATAGTTCCTGCTCGAGCATCACTTCCTGCACTAACAGCAACACCGCTTATAGATGATGTAATCAATAAATCACCTTTGCTGATTTTTCCAACCACTCGACAGGGCACACGTCCTTGTAGAGCTATCAGTGTTTTGATTCCCGGACAATCTGTATTCATAACATAGGCAGCATTATCGCTGACAACGCCAGCTACTCTGTGATCGGCCTTGACATTAGAACTGGTAATTTCTCGTTCACCGCCAAATACCACTACGGTTCCGACGCTGTACTCTTTGTCGCCCTCGTAGTATTCTGCTAGGTCAGCATAGGTTGCCTGCATCTTTGAACCTGAAGCTAAACTCCAGGTACCTGTGATAGTACCTGCTGTAGAAGTACCACCCGTAGTCAACGCCACAGTCTCTACAGATCCGCAGCGTATTGGAGCCAACACCTGAACTGTTCCGGGGTGAGTTCTAAATGTATGTACATCGTTATCATAGAAAGAAATCTTAGTTCCACCGGCAGTACCGTCACCTAACAGCAGTGCTACCTGTCCTGAGAATCCGTGTACCTGAGTATATCCACCTCCAGCGATAGTAGTGGTATCTAATATAATTTTAGTATCTACTATCAGTCTTTCTACAGAAACATATCTTGCACCAAAGTCTCCGTTGCTGTCTCGAACAACTAGTTTACTGTTATCACCAATACCAGTATAACTAGCGGTCATATCTACGATGGAATAATCAGCATCTGCTGTAGCAGCAAACCCAATACGTCTAAGGAAACCAGTACCGCCGGCGTATTGAGATTTCTTCACCGCTCCGCCGTCATTGACTACAGTGGTAAATGGTACAGCACTAACGTTGTTGGTTACTAATGTAGAATTACCTAGAACAGTTTTTGTTGCGATCTGTTCAATTTTACCTACTACTATACCATTATTTTTTACACTGATCCAACCGTTGGTAGCATCAAACTGTGCAGAATCAAAACTGGCTAGTCCTAGATCAGCTTGTGCAATACCAGTGGCATTGGCTCTGGTGCTTGCTGCGGTCATTGACAGTTTACTCTGTGCGATAGCTGCTGCTGCATTGACATCTGCGTTTATAATCGAGCCAGCGTTGATCTGTGCGTCAACAGTATTAGCAGTGCTGTCAATATTAAAACTGATGTCGCCTACTACAGCAGAGTTCTGTGCGAAATTAGCAGCACCGGTAAAAGTTAAAATATCAGCACTGCGAACATTTGAAAGGCTGACATCTTGGAAATTATTAAATGTTAGACTTCTTAGATTTATAGCATCTTCGGGATCAACGGCGTCTCCTAGATTAGTAATCTTAAAATCATCTAGATTCATATTGGCCTTCATAGCCAATTGTCCGTCTAAGCTCATAAAGCCGCCGGAGAATGATGGAATCAAACTTGGTTCGATAATTGGAGCGCCGTTATGGCTAACTCCTAGTCGACGATCGAGATAAGTTCTTACAGCATTTTCAGTTGGTACAGTATCTGTGGCATTGTCTGAAAAACTTGAATCTACAGAAAATTCAGATATCGGAACACCTCGTTTAAAACCAATACCATCTAGATTACTTAGAGCAATAGCCGCAGCAAATGTAACTGTACCAGTTCCTTGGTCAACTCGGAAGTATGGTCCCACACTAAAGTTACCAAACTGGTCAGTGGTCACATAGAAACATCTACCAACACCACGTTCAACGACTTCATTTCCCGGATTATACGGATTTACCGGAGGTCCGAAAATTTCATTTGGATAGTTGGTATCGGCATAAGATCCGGTTCCAATGTCTAATAAATCATGTGCAGTAACACGGACCAGCGCGATACGTATGGTCAGTGTACCTGGCTCGTCTTTGAGAACTGCTGCTTTGAGTGTAGGCGGTGTTGAAAAATATACCACGCTATCAAGCAGTGCCGGGGAAACTGTCATCAATGCATAGGGCAATAGCGTTACTGTTTCATCTGAATACGAAGTGACTGTGTATTCACGACCTTTAAAAACAAATTTAGTATTGAGGATACGATCTTCCTCTTCGCCGCCGACTGGCACTACTGCAAAGGTACTGTCTCCAACACGTCCAATAACCTTGCCTACAGATTGAACACCACTTTGTGTACCAGTGGTTTCAATTTCTACCGCAGGAACAGGCGAATTAGGCGCAGCATCATCGACTATTGTGAAGGTGTTTGGGCTAAGAACTGTTTTGACAAAATAATGTGTTGTGGAATTGATTCCAGTCGGTAAAGTACCTGTGGTTCCAAATCTAATCACATCGTCGGCTAAGAATCCGTGACTGGCCAAAGTCACAACGGCAGGATTAGCTATACTGATTGTACAAGTACTGGCAGAAGTCACAAAAGGTTGAGAAGGCCATACAGTAGCATCAACATAGTTGTAGGATTCTCTAAGAGTAGTTCTAGCCAATCCTTCTACAACATATTCGTGTGTGCCCGAGCCAGCGGTAGTAGTGGCTATTGCTGTTCCGGCCTTGGTCAGTGAGATACTGAAACTATTAGCTGTAAATCCGTTAGCTAAAACAAAATATACATCTGTGGTGTTTATACCAGAAGGTAATGTTCCTGAGGTTTGGAAACTGACTTGATAATTTGGTTGTAGTCCATGCGAGGCTCTAGTTATAACTGCCGGGCTTCCGTTACTGATAGTACAGACCCGGCCGCCTTCTGGATCATTGTAAGCTTCAAACTGTAGGATACGATAGACATCGTTACTTTCTCGAAGTATCATACCAGTAGATGGTCGAACTGCAACATCTACGACATCGCCAGTCAGCACTGTCTGTGTGCCCTGTCTAATAGTTACTCGAGTATTGTCCGGTACCTGTAGAGCCAGACCGTCTACGCCTGCACCTTCTGCACTCTGTAGACTGAGCTTGGCTACACCTGGTGGAATATCACCGCCAATTTCTGCAGTCGAGACTGGATATCTATATAGGCCACCTAGTCCGTGATCTATTTCGATCTCGGATAAGTTTAATGGAGCATAAGTCCAATTGTCGACATAGATGATCAGGCCACCAGCAGTATTTTGATAGGTTGAACTAGGAAAATATACCTGCGCCTCTTGACTTAGATCGTAGTATAATGTAATTGGAGTAGGAACTTCTAGAGGGTCAGCACCTTCTGCTACCAAAGCATAATTTCCGTGTGCGCTAGAACCACCTACTGAACGTATCTGTCCACCATTGATCGCATAGTAAGAGATGTGGTTATAATATGTAAACATCGATACCGCTTCAGCTAAACCACCGTTTGTAACCACTACGCCATAACCTAAATCGTTGATCTGTGTAAAGTCATTGCTCAACATAGATCTATTACCAGGCATCAGTATTTCGTAGATATTGGCATTTGCATCTACAAAATCTATAGTGGCCTGTTGGATATCAGTCTTTTCAGCTAATAAAACTGTTCGGGCAGTTTTTAAAGATGCAGTATAAGCATAGGCATTTAGATTAGGTAAAACTTCTGCAGCAGCAGCAGAGACACCGTTGGTGATAATATCGCTGACTTCGTCTAGTAAATTTTGTATTAGAGTCTGAGCGGCACCATCACTGGCCGAACCAGTGATCTGTGTTTCTGCGGTATAGGTTGTAACAGGTGCTGCATTGACGATTACCTGACGGGCTAGATAGTTAGCATAGTCAATACCATCGGCCGTTTCTGCTAGCTGACCTGAAGGAATCTGCAACGATACTGCATCACCAACACCATTATAGTAGGCGATACCAGCATATCTAGTCGCACTGTTTCCACCATAGACCAAATCATAAATCAGTGCCTCGATTATATATTGTACATCTCTAGCACAGGTATTTGAATTAAAACTCAATGAAGGATAGGTAGCCTGAAGATACCCGACAGTTTCTGCTTTAATAAAATTGATGTTAGACTGTAATAACACTTTAGCAGTTATGATGTTTGCAGCTAGGCCGGGAGGATTACTGTATAGTACTGCAGGAGCGAATGTGGTTCCGTTTCTGATAATGTTGTCTATGGTAGTTTGACTGGTTTCTACGGTAGACTGAGCACCAGAGTATAGACTCAGTGCGGCAAAAGCTAGATCGTGTGCATAACTAACGGCTCTAGCAGTTAGATCTAATTGTTCATTGATGACCACAGCTGCATTAGCCTGTCTATAAGTTAAACCTGCTCTACGGTGATTGAAGTTAGTTCCTAGAACAATATCGTATCCTACTGAGTCAATAATAAGTCCTACATCTCGATAGCAGATGTCGTCATTATACGCAAATACACTTCGTGTCCAAGGAGTAGCCTCATCTAGTATTAGAGATGCTGTTGATCCGTTGACGTTAAATGTGAAATCTCTAACATAGTTGATACGATACACCGTATCTTCTACGATAAAAGACGCAGGTAATTGAGGAAATCTATCTAAGCTTCCAACTCTCAAGAAGCTGTTATCGTCTACGGTACCGTTACCAGTAGGAACTACCAGTGTGTTATAGGTAAACACTGTGCCTACATTATTATCTATAGAGCCTAGGGCTATATAATTTGTAGATCCTACAGTTCTAATTGTATAACTTCTTCCTTTGACTATGTTTGTGACATTGATTATTTCTTTACTCAGCAGTTCAAATCGAATATTTCCAGTAAATCCGTCAATGAACATACCGCCATGAAACCCCTGTCTTCCAGAGCTTTTGCTAAAAGATGCGCACTCCTGAGCATAAGGAGATTTGGCCAGTATCTGTCCTCGAGGATCTAGAACAGTAAAAAATCCTCCATGACCTTGAACAGTGATAGCCTGCCAACGCACAGCATCATTGGCCAAGAACACATCCATCTGATCGTTATTTTTAGGAGTGTTCACGCTGCCATAACCAGGACCGCTTTCATCGATAACATCTATCAGAGCATTAGTCAGTGCGCCTATGACTCCCCCGTCGTTGACAGCATAACCGCCCCCGGTGTAGATAGGTAAACCGGTGCCGTTTACAGGTTCAGTAAGTCCGCTGTCTGTATAAAGAGAAAAGCTAGTGGCATTGATAAAAGTAATATAGTAATCGTTACCGTTGAGCTGTGTAGTTCCGCCCAGTTCATCGATGATTATATTGTCTCCAGTGGATAACCCATGGGGACTGCTAGTAGTGATGACTACAGGATTGGTTCGAGTCAATGCCGATATATTAAAACTAGTTCCGCCTACTCCGCTTTCAGCTATGTACGCACCATCTATGATTTGAGGGAATGTATTTTGATAGATTTCAGTGATTTCGACATTTCTAATAACTAATTGTGCCAGAGTGGCCAATCTTCTAATACCCGCCTTGGTTTCATCGAGCTGACTTTGTATCGCTATCAATCCGCTGGCATTTTGATAATACTTCAGGGCAGCTGATATAGTTCTGTCTGATCCACCGTATTTTAAATCGAATATCATCGAATCTAAAATCAATCCAACATCTCTTTCACAGATATCTCTGTTATAGTTAAAGGCACCTACAAAAGGAGCGATGTTGTTTGAAATCTGATAATCAATCCATCCTATGACTTCTTTCTGTATGAATGATCTGTTTAGGAATAATAATTGTGCTGCGGCTCTGTAAGAACCTTTATTATTGATGATTGGATAAACTGGATCTTCTGAATCTGTTAGATAGTGATATCCAAATAATCGATCTGCGATAGTTATCTGATCTAGGTTAGCTTCACCGATCGTGAGATCTCTACGGAATTTATAAAACGCCCAAGGACTAGAGCTCACACCAGGTCTTGGTCTAATAATAACTCTACGGAATTCATCACCTACTATAGATACGTTCTGTGGGACTTTTAATGGTAAATTTTCTTCGTAGATTCCACTTTCGACTAGAACTGTTATCTGTACAGGTTTAGCTACATCACCGTAGGATAAGACTTCGGGATATCCTATATCTCCAGGTTCTAAAAATTTTCCGAATTTAATATCTACATCAAATATTTCTCGCCCGCTGCTGTCTAGAGATCCGCTGTGTGCTAGTATCTGAGCCAATGCTCCGGATGTCTCTCCTCTAAGAAACAGTCCTTCTCTAATGTCTCTTGTTCTAATGGCTTCCGGAGTTCCTGTGAGAACATCGCCTGTGAAATCAGTACGTTGTCCTTCTGTTTCTACAAGAAATCTTGGAAGGCTAACTTGGATACCTGGTAGAGATGTAAATCCAGTTCCTTGATCAGTTATGGTAATACTTTGTACAACTCCGCCCACAATATCAGCGGTGCCGAATGCTCCTGTTCCGCCACCTCCAGTAATGCGTACAGATACTAAACCATAACCTGATCCACCAATATCAACCTCTACATTATTGACTTTATAGGTTAGATTAAAAGTACAGCCGTCACCGAAATCACTGTCATCAGTGGTAGCCACATTAGTGCTGCCTGGCAGCGCAGTGTATACTCCAGAACTCAACTGTCTGAAAGTTACTACAGCTCCAGGTGTTGTAGCAGTTGAAAGCACCTGGTATCTAGCAGGCTCAATAAATGTTCCGCCGGTGATTGTTATGATGTCTCCTACATTATAGTTTACACCTGGTTGATTTATCGTGGCGGTATCAACACTCATCAATACAGTTCCGGCAAAATTACTACCCGAACTCGGTGCTTCGTCGATAACATCAAGGGTACATTGATTAGCACCATTGTTATAGGTCAATACTTTCTTGTAAGGACCTAGTTCAATCCTGGATTCTAATACTATTTCCTCTGCACGTTTTAGTGCTCCTTCTAGAGTTCTGTAGGCATAGGCTAGAGCACGACCCTGTATTTCTGGACTTATACCGTTTCTAGAATCTTCTCCAGAAGTAGCTACATATAAGTTTACTGAACTGCCGAATGCTGAGTTATCTACATACCTTTTTGTAGCGGCTATAAGGCCGTCGTATATTTCGTCATCGTCGGGTTCCGGATCTCTAGCTAAGATCAATGGCCCGGTCATTTGTCCAAAACTAGGATCAACATTGCCGGTTCTTGGATTGATTGCGTTAGTTCCTGCTTTTGAAACTTTAGTATCCGCATAGGCTTTGTTTACGGCTTCGTCTTCCAGTGTAGGTAAGACGGGAGTAACTCCATCTTGTGCAAACATTCCTCGGATTTTATGTGTAATACCTCCAGATCTAACATTTAGATCTCCGCCTAGCTGAGGACTGGTATCTCCTACAACCTGAGCAAATTCTGAGCTAATAACTATTTCGTTAGGATTGGTAGTAAAATCTAGGGCAATGCCCTCACCTTCTACTAGCTTTTTAAGCGTGACTCCTGATTCAAAATTGTTGAGAGTTACGAGAGGAGTATTACCAGTATCGGGATCATTTTGACCAACGATAGTTTCCTCAGTCCATTTGAAATTTTCGTCTCTTTTTACATCATCAAGACCAAAAAAGGTTAGTCTTTCGCCGAGACCTAAAGAACTATAGAGTTCGCGGAAATTGTCGTTTACCTTGCGAAAGGAATCGCGTATACTGTCGCCGGTTCCATCGTTGCCAACGACGCCTGTATCAATGATTTTACGTGCCATAATTTATCCTAGGATAGTACTGTCCTAGTATTTAGCCCAAAAAAACATAAGCCGGATGTAAATACTAGATGTTTCTCAAGACTGAAATTATAATCACTGAACACGAAAGGCCTAGTAAACTAGGTCGTGTTTATAAATTTTTCAGAAAGAAAACAGAAGCAATATTCCGCTGTGACAGCTGCGATGAACTTTTTCGTAGAGATCTAAAACACATAGACAGAAAGCGTCTCAGCAATAATTATTTTCATTGCTGCGGTAACTGTGATGCTAAAAAGTTCGCTCAGAGAAAGGGTGTTGAGCGTAAGAAAATATGGGATATGCCTGCTAGCCTTGATTGGCCTGTAGGTAAGTATTAGATCCTAAACGATTCTCCACAACCGCAGCGATCCTTCTCTGCAGAGTTACGGAATTCAAATCCTTCATTGACACCCTGTTTTACATAATCTATTTCTAGATCTTTAAAATAAGCTAGATGTTTTTGGTTGATATACACACAGAAATCATCAAATAGTTTGGTATATCCGGGATCTAAATCAGAAATATCATCTAGATATTCTAAAGTATAAGCCAGTCCCGAACAGCCCGTGGTTTTGATTCCGATAGAAATTCCTTTGCCCTGACCTCGACGAGCTAGATGCTGTCGTATTTTTTCAGTCGCGGTGCTTGTTACGGTAATCATCTATGGCAGCCTTTATAGAATCTTCAGCTAATATGCTACAGTGTATTTTGACCGGTGGTAGTGCTAGTTCTTCTGCGATCGCAGTATTTTTAATTGACGCAGCTTCGTCAAGAGTTTTACCTTTAACCCATTCAGTAACCAGCGAACTGCTAGCGATTGCACTACCGCAACCGTAAGTTTTAAAACGAGCATCTTCAATAATACCATTTTCATTGACCTTGATCTGTAATTTGAGAACATCGCCGCATGCAGGAGCACCAACAAGTCCTGTTCCGACAGCAGGATCGTTCTTATCGAAGCTGCCTACGTTTCTGGGATTTTCATAGTGATCGATTACTTTTTCTGAATATGACATGTTATACTCCTAATCTAATATCAACAACTTCCCAGTTGATAATGCGCCAAATATTGCTGAGATATTTGGCTTTATCCTGTTGATAGTCTAGAGCCCAGGCATGTTCCCAAGCATCTATCAGTAGTGCGATCTTCATACCTTTACGGTATTCATGATTATGAATAGTATGTAGTTTACCATCATAATCCATATAAATCCAGTTTGAACCCTGTGCAGCCATAAATTCTTTTTCAACCGCTTCTTTGAACTTATCAAAATCTCCATACTTTTCATCTATTAGAGATTTACTGAGTCCCTCGGGCTTATTGGCAGCTCTCGGCGGGGTAAGATTAGAAAAGAATATATTGTGTAGCATAGCGCCACCATAGTTAAAATCAGCGTCGCCTTCACCTTTATTATATCGTTCAGAATACTTTGCGGCCAAACCATCATAATGATATTTGATTGTAGCTTCGCTCATCACGGGCTCTAGCTCTTTTTTGTCAAATTTGAGCTTGTCCTGATATATTTCACGTCGATCTGTATTTTCGGTTATACTTTTAATAAAATGTAGCATAAGCATATTTACCGTATAAATAACCTACAAGGAGATTTAATATGGAAATCTTATTAGCGATCGCTGTTATAGTTGTAATTGGAGCTCTTATCTATTTTAATAGAAATTCTAAAGGTCTCGATGTCAACAAAGACGGCAAGATTGATTCTGCTGATGTAAAGGCCGCTGTTCAAAATGTAGTCTGTGGAGTTAAAGAAACTGCAGATGTCAACAAAGACGGTAAGGTCGACGCTGCTGACGCTGCGGTAGTTGTTGAGAAAGCTAAAACAGAAGTTAAAAAGGCCGCTACGAAAGCCAAAACTGCTGCTAAGAAAGTGACAACTCGCGGTCGCAAGCCAGCGGCTCAGAAGTAATCTTTTTAGCCTGTTCGTAGAGTGCGAAAGAAGCCAAGTTCTTTGCCTTTGACTCACACATAATATCGAACTGATCCCAAAAACTCAGTGCCCACTGATTCGCTGCTGTATTCCAGTAGAAGTTTGAGTGTGCTCTGAGTTTTGCTTTTTTGTGACCGCCTTCCATCAACGCATGAAGGGAGGGAAGGGAGTCTGCGGAATGGTCAATAAGATGCTCTTCCCGTGATACACTATAATGTATAACAGGCCGAACACCACGCCAACTGTCAATAATCCTTTTAACACGGTCGTCAGTAGTTTCAATGTATTCTCCAGTTTTAATCCAATGATGATGAATGTCTAAGACCAAGGCACAATGATCAACAAGTTCGATGCTATCTTCAATACCCCAGGTCATTTCGTCGTTTTCGATTGTAAGAGTATTACGAGCTTCGGGAGTCATTCGGCTTAGTGCGCTGATAATACCTTTCGGGCCTTGTCGACCTGCGATATGCACATTGATCTTAAAGTCTTGGAATGCCTGACCATAGCCCATCCAGCGAGCCATGTCTACGTGATACTCAAATTCTTCTATTGAGCGATCGACAATATCTGGACTATCGCTAGCAAGCACAGTAAACTGGCCGGGATGAAAACTAAGCCGAACACGATTCTCACGGGCCAAGTCACCCACTGTCGAAAAATTTCTTTCGCAATAGGCTCGGACATCATGCTGCCTCCAAAACCGCTTCCAATTAGGCTCAGTATATACAGGCAATATATCACTGCTGAGTCGTACCATTCTAAGATTCTCATCAAGGGTTCCTACCTTTTCAACTAGTTTACGTACAGCTTCAATGTTACCTACCATTAGGTCCCAGAGTTTTTGTTCAGCAACAGGTTTGGTTTGCCGATTCAACCATGCTACAGTAGTACTGCCAGTATTATACTGTTTGCAGTTGTCTTTTTGTTTAATACCGTCGATCTGTGAAGGACCGTCGATCCATTTACAGGCAAAGCCTATGCGTTTGGTCATTTAGTGTACAGCTTCCCTGACATCTACTTCACACTCGACTACCCAATTATTAAATTCGGTAAACTTGTTGACTTCTATGCCTAGCCCAACTGCTTCGTTTACAAAGTGTTGTAGAAGTGCATTGTAAAGTTCGTCGGGCATTGTGTCTTTATCAAATTGAATTTTCATTAGATAATCCTGAAATAAGAAGTTCTCGTTCAGTCATATACGCTACGGGTTTAATCCAGCCACGATCGAGACATTCTGTTAAAATCAATTTATATTCGTAGGGAATACGTTGATTGATTTCAAATCCTGCTCGCGGTGCTTGAACAAACTTATCAACAATATGAAACCTAGGATCATCTTGTTTGATTGTACGAATTTGACTTTGGTGTGTAATAAATGTCATACTGTAAGTATAACATCGTTATTGCCAGTTGTCAACTACATATGGATCCGTTATATCATGTGGATTTGGATCACCGTGAAACACACAGATTGAACAGCCTTTCGGAATAGTTACATCTCTTGCTGTTTTAAAAAATCTACGGCCGCCACCCATAGTCAGTTCGGACCGATTTCGAATTTCCCATTTGTAGCTCTGTATCCAAATTTCTGGAAAAAATTTAATCCTTGTTTTGGCTACTTGCCAGATCCAATCTTGATCACCGTGTAATCTCTGAGCTCGACTCTGATCATTTTTGAACACAGTGTAGATATCTGGATGCAGACCAGCTGGCCAAGTCATGACAGAACTGTTGAGAATATTCCATTTAGGATTGAATTTTCTGTTGAAATCTCTGATTCCTAAAAACTCTTGTCCCTGATCTAAAACTAATTTATTGATATTGTCGTGAATAATTACATCGAGATCCATATACAATATCCTACCCGGTAATTTTAAATCGGGATCGAACATGTGTACCTTGTGCCACCAACCTTTAACGTATCCCTGATTAGGATACACAAGACTCTTCACTCCGTCGATGGGATGCTGATCATCGGTTAGGCAATAGAATTCATAGGGAATAGTTAGATGTCTCGAAACCATATTGCGGAGTTTTTCCACATAGTCGCGACCGTATTTGGTTCCAAATCTCACACATAGCACAGAAATAGGAGGCCCATTGTATTCTATTTTAGGCTCTTGAATTATAGGAGCCGGTACAGGCACATCATCCGGAAGATGTCCAAATCTTTTATAATGCTGCCACTGTTCTTTAGTTAGACCTTCTTTTGACAACTTCATCTATGGCCACCAATTCTTCTAATATATTTTTTAATTTGTCTAAGTGAACCATATTAGGTCCATCGCTGGGAGCAGAATCAGGATCTTCGTGAGTTTCCATAAACACACCAGCAATACATCCTGTGGCTACAGCCGCCCTCGCCAAGTATGGGACCATAGTTCGGTCACCACCGGATCGTTCCCCCATTCCTCCAGGCTGTTGGACAGAATGAGTGGCATCAAAGACCACTGGATACCCGGTGCTTGCCATAATGGGTAGGCTACGCATATCAACAACAAGATTATTATATCCATGAGTATATCCTCTTTCGCATAACATAATTCGTTCATTACCCGTTGAAGCAATCTTTGCTGCAACATTACGCATATCCTGCGGAGCAAGAAACTGCCCCTTCTTGACATTTATTACACATCCTGTGGCTCCAGCTGCCAATAATAAATCAGTTTGTCTACATAGAAACGCTGGTATTTGGATTACATCAATGCCAGCATCTGCAACTAATTGTGCTTGATATGATTCATGAATATCGGTTAGAACGGGAATTCCAAATTCATGTTTGATTGAATTTAAAATTTTAAGTCCTTCGTCAATACCTATTCCTCGTTTAGTAGAGATGCTAGATCTATTAGCTTTGTCAAAACTGCTTTTGTAAACTAGATCGATATCTAATTCGTCGCAGATTTCTTTTATACTACCTGCTAAGAATTCGGCGTGACTCTGACTTTCAATTTGGCAGGGTCCGGCTATAATAAAGATTTTATTATCGTTGCCGGCAACGATTCGATTGATAGAAAGTGATTTCACAGAATATTTACCAGTGTCTAATTACGTTTACAATAATAAACAAACAAGTGATCACATGAATTATTACCCAAAATGTTTTAAGAAATAATGCAATTCTTGCTTCACGTATAGTAAGAATAGGAACATTCGGACGATCTTCGTCCGTCTGCCCCATTAGATGCCCAGTTGCCCGAGCCCATATACGTTCAAAACTATTCATCCTTCGTATGTGGCTGAGTTGCCTGCATGTTCAAATACTTCTACTGAACGAAGACGAACACTTCGCCCAACAGGATATCGTGCTTCAAATATACGACCATCAGGATGTGTCCAGCTATCGCCTGTTTGATAAGAATTGAGTATTTCGTTCATTGTACGATACGCTAGTTCAGCAAACTTTTCACAGCCCACAGCTTCTACGATACGTAGGTCACAAATGCCACCATCGGCCTGTTTGCCCAGCTTGGACATTTGTTTAAAAAGTTCTAAATGAGGGTCGTCTGCTCCTACGCAGAGTGTATGATCGAATTGCCATTCTGACCATTCTTTGAAAGCCTTTAAGCCACCAAAGTCCATAACCCAATTACGGTCATCTAATGTTTCTGATTCAAAGATTAGTTTGATGCCAATGGAATAACCATGTAGCAGTGAACAATGACTGTGAGTTGAGCGCCACTGTCTGAAACAGCATGACAGACCTCTGTCGTTGCCGTAGGTTTTTGTTGAAAGATATTTCGCCATCTCTTGCCTCCTATGCATAAAGCGAGTAAGTTTGATGACATGCAGAATTTATAAAGCGGGTTGAATGCCATGAAAGACCGCTGATGAACTATTATAAGATATATTTAACGTAAATGCAACATCAAATGTTGAAATGCGGACATTCTTTTTTCGCCATTCTTCGGGGCACTGCCATTCTTTGAAATTGATAATATTGAACTCGGTGTCAGGATAATAATGAAATACTCGTTCGATCTGATATCTCCAATATGAAGGATCTACGGCCTTTGATGCAGAACTGGAATAGTTGTCAGTATCTCTGTAAATATTATTGACAAGACCCTGCCTTCCGTAGAGATCTATCCCAACGATATCTATAGATTTAAATCCAAGACTGGCTGCTAAAAGAACTGCATACGGGCCACTGCCCCAATGTTCTGGATTATCGGGACGGTGTTTACTCTGATAGGGTAATTCGGGTAATAGTTTTACATTTTTATTTTTTTCTATCTTACGGAAATAATGATGCCAGTGATTTCTTACATAGATTGTAGTAGAGTCTGTATTGGGATTTTCTAAAGCTTCTCTCACCATTCTTTGGTCACAGCAGATTAAATGATCTACAATAAGATCTCTATGCACGGCATTGCAGCCGATCAATGTGTGAGTATTTTTTAGTAGAGAAATATCAAGGCTTTTACGACTTTCGCCGTTGCCGATGACTAGGGCTTTTAAGCCCATGTTATCCTCTTTCTTTGATCTCGCCGAATGGATACCAGCTGCCTGGGTTTCCTGCACGTAGGCAGATCCAACCTACGTTTCTTCCTACAGTAGGATTGGTATTCCAGATGATGTCGGAGACATTATGATTGCCTTCTCTAGGAGGTTCAGAAGCGTAGCTATGCAGACGATTTCCAAATCGTATTGGGCCTGCCACATGTAAATCCACAGCAGGATCAGGGTTAGTTACACCCACGGCAAGTTTTCCGTTGATAGATACTTGAACAGGATTTCTATTGAGATTTCCTAATTGTATATTACCGCTGGCAGAGACAGTGATTCTAGGCGTGTTGTCTGTGACTATATTAAAGTCTGTAGAAGCAAAAGTACCTACCATTCCCTGCATATTGCCAGTGGTACCTAGCATTACTTCTATGCCCATTTCTGCGACACTGAATCCTGCGTTAGGCGCTTCTGTTCCGAGCCCCAGACGATCACAGGCTGCGTTATAGAATAGATACTGATTGATACTAACAGAACCGTCTACGATCAATCCTCTGAGTCTTCCTACAGACTGAAGGCTGCTTTTTGTAACAGTGTTGCCTAACTCGATTTCACTTAAAACAGGCACTCCGCCGATAGAAAATGTTTTTTTATTATCAAGATCGATACTTTCTGATGAGAAGAATCTATCAGGATGGCTGTTGTAAACAAACTGTTTGGTGTATCCTTGACCGCTCCAGATTACGCCTTTACCATAATTATCAGTGCCTTTTTTAGCACGAAATTCAAGAAATTGTGTTATTTCTTGGGCTACAGGTCGATGAGCTGCATCAGCTAGATCTTTGATGATCTGATTGAGGTCTGTTAGGGATTGATCTAAATTGGCATTGTTCATACCAATATTTATCACTCGCTAACAGAATCTATGATTGTACTTTTAGCAGAATAGTATCTTCGTTGATACGTCCGTTGAGCTTGATATCTACTGCTTTAATGTCATCAAGGAACTTACGAAGTTGTACTTTACCAGCCGCTTTGAACTCTTTTAACTGCTCTTCAGGCTTACGCAGAGTCTTTTGTACAGATTTATACTCATCAAACCCGGTAATTGATGTGCCTTTGACTCCTAGATCAGAGAATTCTCCTGCGACATATTTGCCTAATTTACGGGTCTTGATGTTGAAAATCCACAGTTCTTTAGCACCAATAATGTCTGTAGGGTTGATAGACACTAATTTTAGTGGCTCGTTGGTTTTGGAATATTTCAATTTAGCCACGAGTTTTTCCGCAGGAACTGATTTTTTAGCACGGGGTTTTTTATTGATCTTGGCTTCCTGCATCAGCATACCGCAGGCTGAAAGTATTTCGTTATAAAATGCCGAGATTTTTTTGATATGTGCTTTGCTCAAATGGCTGTAGCCTTCTTTGAGTTGATCGCACTTTCCTTCAAGTACTTCTAGATATTCGTCGTGCTGTCGCTGATATATATCTCGGATAATTCTAGCATGAGCAGCCTTGGCTTGCTTGCCTTTGAGCAAATTTAGGATTTTAAATGCTTTGGGATCAAATGCTTCCGGATCTTGGCTAAAGTTTTCTAATGTATCTTCGATTTCTTCGGTCATTTTGTAAGAAGCTTCGCGGAGTCGATCTTGAATAGTGATCTGAGGAACTGCAGGTTTGTCTTCTTCTACGACTTCAGGTTCAGCATCATTTTTGCCATCCTCGATGATTTTGGAGATCTGTTCTCCTAACCACTGTGCGGTATTTCGGCCGTCATTGAAGTCGGTACGTATTGGAGGCATGCCTTTGAGTAGATTGGCCGCGATAGATCCCATAGTAGAATTACAGCGAAAATCTTTGGTATCTTTGAATGCTTTGATTTGATCCTTAGTATACCCACTGGAGCTCATCCAACCAATGACCTTAGGTTTAAGGTCTCGCCCATTGAATTCCAAACGATAATAATCCATAGATAAACGGAAATGACGATGAAATTGATCAGTATTCCAAGCTTCGTGTCCGTCCCATTTTGGACTCAGATCTTTAACAGATTTGGAACGGTGTTCTGCTACTTGTTTTTTAGTAACACGAGTTTTGGTTGCGGCTTTGGCCATCATCTGCTCCTATGGTGTAAGTTTATAATGTTATTATAGCACCATTATCATCAATGGTCAACCGTTCTACTTCATCCATATCGCCGTCTCGAGTTTCTAAAAGTATAAAAATTTCTCCGCCTAATTCTTCTAAGGTTTTTTCGGCTAACTGTTTGGCCTCTTTAAGGCTTTTAGTAGTGTCGACGAGTTCTTCGTGGCCCTCGTCGTTATGCCATACTTCGTAAAGTTCCCAGCTCATTTTGGGGTTATTAGTCTCCGTTAAATTTTTCCCAATCTCCACCAGGCGCTATTGCCCAGCCAAGACGCTGGAGATCATTCCGGATCTCGTCGGTGATACAACCTTCAGGAACATATTTACGCTGATCCCATAATTTTCCAGCATCTTCGTCCTGATAATCATTTCGAATGCCCGAACAATACCAATCTATATAGTCGCCT